ATAGTTCTGGTTGGCCTGAGCGACGATGGTGTTGCGCTTTTCGAGGGCGGCTTGCAGGCGTGAGCGGTTTTCCTCAGAGAATGGGTTCAAGCCCTTGCCACCCGCCAAGAACGTGCCGGCAAGTTCGATGTCGGCCCAGACAGCAGAAAAACTGCCGATCACTGACTTGATGGTGTGACCAATTCCCCGCAAGGCGTCGATGACCACCGCGATGGCATAGGCCGTCTTTTCTGCCCAGTTGGTGAGCGTGCCTTCGGTTCGAAGACGTTGGATCCCATCGACGGCGTTGTCTGTCCCGAACAGCACATTCTTGAGCTCATTGGCCAGCACACTCATCGAAGGGATGGCTGCAGTGACCAGGGTCTGCGCCACGAAATTTGTCTCCGCTTTCATCCGGGACAAGGCCTTGGACGCGCTGTCAGCCTCTTCAATCTGTTGTGCGGTCAAGCGAATGTTCAGATCCTGGTTCTCAGCCAGATCCTTCAGGAAGGGCAGCATTGAAGCGCCCGACTTACCGAACATCTCCATGGCCAGTGCCGTCTTACCGGCGCCGTCTTCAAATTCCGCGAGCTTGAGCGCGACGTCATTCATGACCTCCGCGGGATCTCGCAGATTGCCGCTCGCATCCTTGGCCCGCACACCCAGGAACTGCAGGGCCTTGGTCGCACCGGCCGTTTCGTCGTCAACACCGGCCAGACCTTTGGACAACTTGGTCAGGCTGGCACCAATGGCTTCCATCGCAGTGCCGGAGATGGTCGCAACCGGGGCGAAGCCTGAGAGCGCCGCAGCACTTGCACCCGTCTGCTCCGACAAGCCTTGAAGGGCGGCAGCTGCATCCAGCGTGTGGGTGACGAAGTCGCGCAAGGCGGCGACCGAGGTGGTGCCAATGACCACAGCAAAGGCCGTCTTGGCCACACTGGCCACCTGCTGCATCGACGCCTTCATGTCGTTGGCGTGGCGATCCAGCAGCCGGGCTGTGCGCCCCAGATCCTCCCGAAACTCGGAAGTCTCAGCCGAGAGCTTGACAACCAGGGACCCGAGATCAGCCATGCTTTTTCACCTTATGAGAAAACATGGCTTTGAAGCGAGCGACATTGAGGCGTGCATCGTCTTTGGGCGTTGTGCGCTCGATGTAGGGCATGAAGTCTTCAGGCGTGAACGCCCTGGCGTCTTTGGTTCGGTGGGCGTTGGCAAAGGTCGCGGCGACCACGCCGCTTCTCAGATCAGCTCGCATCTCGCCAAAGGGTTCCAGTTGGTAAAAGGCCATCCACTCGGTCAGCTCATCCGACCCCACACGGGCCAGCAACTCACGAACTGGCATCCCCAGGGCAAGTGCCAGCCTAAAAACCGAGCGCCGAAAGGGGTTGGCCTTCAGCCCTTTTTTGCAGCGTCTACCTGCTCCACACCAATGCCGTTGAGGCGCTGGGCCACGGAGAACACGCGATCGAGCGCACGAGCGCTTTTGCGGCCTAGAGCTGCGATCTCGCTGTCGTTGAACAGGCGATCGCCCTGGGCATCGCAAAGGGTCAGAGCCACAAGCCGAGCCCGTACGTTCTCCATGCGACCATCTTTTTCAAGAAGGCTCGCCTCAAAGGCATCCCGATCGGTACCGCTCATGGTGCGTACCAGAACTTCGCCTCCCCACTCGGGAACATTGACCGTCTCCCGCGGCAGATCGTCAGCAGCCAAGATGGCGTCTTTGGAAAGAATGTTCATGTGCTTCATGCCTCAGTGATATCGCCGTCGATTTCAATGGTCACGCTGGCCTCGACCACGGCGTCCACGCCGCCCTGCACGCTGAACTGCGTCACATAGCCATAGAAGGTCCAGGTTGCAGCAGGCGTCGTGTCGGTGAAGGTGATCTTGAATTGACGTCGGGCTCGATTCGCTCGATCGGTACGCAGGCCCTGGTGCACCGTATCGTCTGGGTTGAAGTGAATGCTCAGGGACAGTTGGCCCTCATCACGAAGGCCGACCCGCTTCTCCTTTGAGGTTGAGGCGAGATTGGTGACATCGATGACCGACGCCTGGCCACCCGGCCCCTGAAAGGAAACCACGTTGGGGATGGTTTCGAAGGTGGTGGTACCAAAACGGGCAATGGTGATGCCCTGCGCAGTGATGGCAGTACTAGGCATAGAAAGCCTCCATGTGAAAAATCAAAAGACCCGCCTTCCAGCGGGTCAGCGGTAGTAGGTGAAGTCCACGGACACTCGGTAGATCCGGGCTTCCTCGTCAAAATCAGTCAGGCCCATGCGTACATCGGCGACCGTGTGGATGTCCGCGAGCAGTGCTGCGAGCACCTGGTCTTGCAATTGGTCGCATTGCGCAAGCGTGCGGGCATAGGCGTCGACCTGCACCCTGGAACGCCTGAGCGAATTGGGTCCGTCGAGCGAGACGACACTGGCGCTGTCAACTGGGGTGTAGACCAGCGTTGGGTACTGAGCGTCCTGGGGAGCCACGACCGCGTACACCTGTCCGCCTGCCAGATGCTTGATGGCGTCATAAAAGTCCTGCATCGCTAACCTCGATTCAGGGCCTTGGCTTCGATTTCAATGCGCTGGGCAAGACGATCCTTGATGGCATTGACTGCCTCGCGCCTGCGTGACTCCAGCGCAGGACGCAAGAACGGTCGGGCACTCATCTTCCGTGTCCCGAACTCCAGGAAGCGCCAGTACCAGGCGTCTTGAGACAAATTGCCCCGCTTGCCTTGATTGCGGTACTTCTTGCCATGCCGGACCAGCACGTAAAACGTCTGCCGCCCGCCACCGGAGAGCTCCCGGACGTGTTTCATGATCACCGAGCGTTTGAGCGTTCCAGGTGGAGGCTGCTTGGGGCCAAGCGACTGCGCAGCCTTGGGCGCCCGAGGTCGTGTCCCGGGACGTGGTGTAGAAGCTGAGCGGTGAAGGCGGGCCCTTGCGGGGGCCATCGGTTCGTCCGGTAGGGTTGGAGTTACGAGGCTTCAACCAAACTGAGGAACAGAACCGATGACCGACGACAGGATGGCACTGGCCGAACTGCTTGAGAAGGGCTCCGACGGGGATCTGCTGCGCGAGATGATCGGCTTCATGGCGCAGCGGCTGATGGACGCGGACGTACAGGCGCTGGTGGGCGCGGGCCCCGGCGAGCGCAGCGACACGCGTGAGAACTGGCGCAACGGCTACCGCGACAGGGTCTGGCACACGCGCGCCGGCACGGTGCCGCTGAAGATCCCGAAGCTGCGCTCGGGCAGCTACTTTCCGGGGTTCCTGGAGCCGCGGCGCTCGTCCGAGAAGGCGATGGCAGCGGTGATCCAGGAGGCGTACGTGCAGGGTGTGAGCACGCGCTCGGTAGACGAGCTGGTCAAGGCGCTGGGGATGACCGGCATCAGCAAGAGCCAGGTCTCGCGCCTTTGCGAGGAGATCGACGAGCGGGTCGATGCCTTCCTGAGTCGGCCGATCGAGGGCGACTGGCCGTACCTGTGGATCGATGCGACCTACGTGAAGGTCAGGCAGTCGGGGCGGATCGTATCGGTGGCCACGATAATCGCCGTGGCGGTCAACACGGAGGGCAGGCGCGAGGTGCTTGGGCTGCAGGCCATGCCCTCGGAGGCCGAGCCGTTCTGGACGCAGTTCCTGCGCTCGCTGATGCGCCGCGGGCTGCGCGGGGTGAAGCTGGTGATCTCCGACGCTCACGAGGGGCTGAAGGCGGCGGTGGCCAAGGTGCTGAGTGCGACCTGGCAGCGTTGCCGGGTGCATTTCCTGCGCAACGCACTGGCCTACGCGAACAAGGGCCAGCGGCAGATGGTGTTCGCGCTGATCAACACGATCTTCGCGCAGGAGACGGCGCAGGCGGCGCACGCGCAGTGGCGGGTGGTCAGCGATCAGCTGCGCGAGAAGTTCCCGCGTCTGGCGGCGATGATGGACGGAGCCGAGCAGGAGGTGCTCTCGTTCATGGACTTCCCCAAGGAGCATCGGGTGAAGATCCACAGCACCAACGTGCTCGAGCGGCTCAATGGCGAGATCAAGCGGCGCGCCGACGTGGTCGGGATCTTCCCCAACGAGGCGGCCATCCGGCGTCTGGTGGGCGCGCTGCTGCTCGAGCAGAACGACGAGTACGCCATCCAGAAGCGCTACATGAGCGTGGAATCGATGGCCATGGTGAGCGAGAATCCGGCGATCAGGCTGCCGGCTGCGCCGGCTCTGGCCTGATGTAGAGAGCAACCCGAGCGGACGATCCGAGCGCATTTACTGCAGGCTTTCTACACCACGACCGGGGACACGACCAACGCCGTCAAGGGCGTGCCGGCCGACGGCCACACGATCCTGCTGGCGAGCGTCTCGCCGATGGCGGTCAATCCGATCGTGCTGAAGAACCTGCCCTACGATCCCTTCAGGGACTTCCGCCCGGTGCACGGGCTATCGGTCGGGCCAGCGGCCTTCGTCGTGCGCGGCGACTCGCCGCATCGCAGCGTCGGCGACCTGATCGCCGCGATGAAGAAGGCCGGGCGGCCGATGTCGGTGGGCAACTACTCGAAGGGCTACGAAC